ATAAAAAGTTTAATCATGAAGTTCTGATTTATGACCAAGACAAGAATCTTATTCCTATGGATGAAAGCAATTATGATACTGTTATTCCTAAAGGATCTCAGTGTATTACTATTGTTGAATTGGTATATATCAGTATCACTGCGAAAATCAGTTGCAAATGGAAACTTGTTCAAGCTAAAGTTTTCCAGAATCAAAAGGCTATTACTAGTTATGCTATTGTCGATGATAATGATGATGAAAATAATGAGAATGAATTAAAAGATGATCTTGAATCTGAAAGTTCAGATAATTTTGTTTCTGAAACTCATGTAGAAGAAGGTTCAGAGCATATTGATGATGAAGTTGAAGAATTAGCTGAAGACTTACAAAAAACTACTATTGAAAATCAAAAATCTGTTCATGATGAGCAAATTGAAAAACCAGTAAAAAAAGGACGCAAAAAGAATTAAATAAATAACATTAAAATGAATTATATAAATTAAAGTAATTTACAAAAAAATAAATTTAACTCATTAAAAGTAATTGATATTGCTTTTAATGAGTTAAATTTATTTAAAGTTAATTTTTCATAAAAAATAAGAATTATGAAAAAAATAAATAATAAAAAAAATACACAAGATGAATTACATGATATTCGTGATACAAAAATAAAAAAAAATGCATTGAATAAAAAAGTAAAGAAAAGATTTACAAAATCTGATATTTTGACTTATTTTAAAGAATATTATATAAAACATAATGTTTCTCCAAAGGCAAAAGATAAGAATAATCCATTTTGTAATAAAGTTGTAGCACGTCATTTTGGTAATTGGAGTCAAGCATTATTAGCTGCAGGACTTCCTTTACATAAAAATAAAAAGGTGTATGTTACATGTAAGAATTGTCTTATTGTTTTTTTAAAATCATATAATGAGACAAAAAGATATACTAATAATTATTGTACAAGATCCTGTGCAGCTATTTATAATAATAAATACAAAACACATGGAGGAAATGTTTCAAAATTGGAAATGTATTTACAAAAAGAATTGATTACACAAAATAATAATAAATCTTATATGTTACATCATAATAAACTATTATTAGAATTTAATAATCGTATTATTTGTAATGGGTATGAATTAGATATTTATATTCCTACATTAAAATTGGCTTTTGAAATTAATGGCATTTTTCATTATAAACCTATTTTTGGTCAAGATAAATTGAATAATATTATAAGAAAAGATATACTCAAAAATACAATGTGTAAAGAAAATGGTATTACTTTAATTACTATTAAAGATACATCACATACATTTTCAGTTAAATATGGTGATATTATTTTTAAAATAATTGATCATCATATTCATCATCATATTCATAAACAACTGTTTAAACCCAGTTTAAAGTTAATTACTATTTAATCTTACATTAATATTAATATCTAAATTAATCTGTAAATTAATATCTATATTATGTAATAATAGAATGTGTTTTAACGCACCTGTATCCTTATTAACTTATATTTTTGGTATGTATTTTTCATATATATTATATGTAAAAGGCTTTAAAGCTGAAGCTGTATTTTACGGATGGGTAATACAAATGCAATTGATTGAATATTTCTTATGGAAAAATCAGCCTGCATGTCTTTCTGTCTTTTCTGGACAAAATTCAGACAATATTATATATAAAAATAATATTTTTATTTCAAAAATAGGAATATTTATTAATCATTTACAACCAATTGTTCTTTGGTTAGTTATTTTATATTTTTATGGTCGTCTTCCAGATGTAATAAATTATATAATGATTCTGTTTGGTATATTTACTTTTTATTATACAAAAAATGTAATTGAATCGAATGAAGTTACTATAGTAACACCTGAATCAAAACCATATCTTCACTGGAAATGGAATTATGGAAACAATCATACTTATTATTATATTTATTTTCTTATGACTATGATTTTATTATCATTATATGGTCTTAAAAAAGGTTATATAAATGCTTCTCTTATTATAATTTCATATACAATTTCTTATTTAATATATGAAAAAAAACATGCAATTGGTGCTATGTGGTGTTTTTCTGCTGCATTTGCACCATTACTATTAGCTATTCTTGTAAAAGAATAAATCAATTAAAAAGTTCACTTTGTGTAAAAACAAATTGTGAACTTGTGTTTTTATTATTATTAAATTTATTAACCATGTTTTTAATCGTATTATTTATTCCTTTTGAACCACAAAAGAGTAACTTTATAGTTGTATTACGATGATTTTTATTTAAATTGTCAAAAATAGTATTAAAATTTGGTCTATTATATTTAAATTGGATAAATGGTGTATTGTAATATTGTAAATATCGATTATAATTTTTTTGTAATCCTGTTACAAATAAGTTTAATTCTAATAAATTACCATATTTATCTATCTCAACTTTTAAATTTTTTAATTCATTTATAAAACAATCAAAATCAAATATGTTTCTACATACCCAATATAAATATACTTTTTTAAGATATACATTCTTATTTCCATGACCTAAATAACATGGCAATACTTTAAATAATGACATAAATGGTGTAATACCTATACCACTTGCTATTAAAACAGCAACTCGGTATTTTGTAATAATATCATAACGCTGTCCATATGGGTTTGATATTTTTAATTTTATATTAGTTTGATGATATTGATTATCATTAATATATTCTATAACATCTTTTGTCCATTGACCTCTTTCTTTTATAAATAATTGTAGATTGCCATTTTCAATGGGATTAGATGTTATTGTAAATGGATGCCATTGAAACTTTGAAATAGATGGACAATTTACTAATACCCACTGTCCAGGTTTAAATTCAAAAAAAGGTTTATATAATTGTATGTATGTACAATCAGATGAATATTTGATCATATTTATAAAAAAAGTTTCTTTACGACTTATATATTCTCTGTAGAGTCTTTCGCTTATAAATAATGTAAATGATACTATTAAAGACCATTTAGTAAACCAAGATCTATTACATGTTCCATCATTATTTTTAAAAAAACAAAATGAACCATGAAATAACAATGTTATAATAACAAAAATATATAATAAATGTGTCATCATAAATAATTCATAGTAAAGTCTTCTAATCGATTCTATAGAAAATGTATATATAATAGTAAATAAACATATTAAAATAATACCAGTGATACCAGCAACAGTGTTTGTAAAAACACTATTTGATGTATTAATAGAATTAGTAATACTAATATTTTTATCAATTATATAAAAATTATAAAAATGAGCTCCACAATGTAGTATAATAAAAAATAAAATAGAAATGTTAATAGCTATATGATAATTTTTACCTATATCTGGTAAAAAATAGAAATTACAAATATATGATATAATTGATTTATTTGCAAATAAGAATAGCAACATGAAATTAATATTTATCAATATAGCTGATGTTTTTGCAATTAAAAATCCGTAACCCAATTGTGAAAATGTATGTGAACTATTTTTATTGTAATACAATATGATGAAATTATATATAAATACACAACATTGTATTGTAATCCATAAATATAATATTATTAAATTTGTTTTAAAATAAAAATAATTATTACATTGTCGTTCTGACTTTTTATAATTCTTGTCTCTTTGTAATGTTTCCATATTGCACTGTTCATTATTATTTATATAAAATTACCTTTAAATTCATTTATGTGATCTGGCTTATCCAGGTCTGGATGTCATAATATTTAAAACACTTTGTGATGAAAGATTATTGTATTTTTTAAGCGTTTTTAATTCGTAAAATACCTTTGCATCAATTAATTTCAAATTTGTATTATTAATATTCTTTAAAAATTGAATATACTCGGGAAAATCTTCATCTTTTAATTTAATATATTCATATACTTTTGTAGCTATTATGTCATCAGATGGTAATAAACTTTTAGTTTCTGTTACAGTAGTATTATTTAAATTTTCTGTATTATGGTTTATCCAGGTCTGATGTGAATACATCCGAATGACTATATAGAAAAATATTAATATAATTATTGCGATTATTACTGACTTATTATCAATCATTTTTGATATATAATTAACTAATATTAAAGTAATTAAAGAAATAAGTAATTAAATAAAAATTAATAAGAAATAAATAAGAAATTAATTCTTATTACTTTTATATTGTTATTTTATAAGAATGTCATCAAATACATCTGCATTACAAGCAGCACAACAAACACTAATGTTATGTCAAGATGGAATTAAAATGTTGGAGGCTAGAGCTGCATCAAATAAAGCAATTATAGATGAAAATAATAATCGTCAGACTCAATGGTCCGCACAAGTTGCTGCATTTAATGACAATTGTAATCATAAAAGAAATGAAGCAAGAAATAATTTTGATAATTATAATAATAACCGTACAAGATGTTGGAATGATGCATATAATGGCTGTTTAGATATTGATCAAGGTTGGACTGGATGTAATCCATCGGGTGGTCAACATTGCAATGGAGATCAAAGAGAAGTAGATAGCGATTGTAGAGCAGGTGGACCAGCAGTTGGACAATGTTGGGCTGGGAGTTGTAAATATCATTGTAAACCATCAGAAGGTTTTTGTCGTAATTCAGCAGATCAACAATGCCCTAATAATCCACCAAATCCAAATTATGATTGCGGAAATCCACCACCACAACCAGCAACTTTATCAATTGATACGAGTCCTATTAATATAAACTGTTGTTCAAATATATCAACTATATTAGGTAGTGATGTAAATAGTAGCACTATCAATCAACAAAATGAATGTTTAAATAATGTAAAAAAGGAAATTCAACAAATTATCGAGCCACTTCAACAACAACCATCTACATCTACATCTAGTCCATCAACCACTACCACATCAGATTATAGTTCTAATGATTATTCTTTTATAATTATTATTATAGTAGTTGTTGTTATTAGTACTACTATCATTATAGGAATTGTTATGTATAATTCACAATCATCACAACCATTTTTATCTCGCCCACGACCATTATTTCGACCAAAGAACATGGGTTATCCTGGACCAAGACCATCAATTCCACAGGCAATCGTAACACCAATATCCTTACCGATGAGGAAATAACTATTTAAACTTGAATAGTGCGTAAATACTCTATAAATTCACATACAAAATAACTAATTGTATACTTTTTTTTGTTTATATTTTTTAAATATTTATGTGCATTATATATTGTTTTTTCAGTTAATAATGTATATACATCACTTAGTTTTTCATAATATAAAGGATAATTCTTACCTAATAATTCAACAACTGCAGGAATTCTATTAATAATAATAGGTGTATTTCTAACAATACATTCAATTAATGTATTTACGGCAGACGCATCTACTAAATTAATAAACACAATATTCTGGATTAACAAATCATCATATGTATTATTATCAACATGTTCTATGATATGAATTGATCCTATATTGTCTTTTATATCATTATAAAAATGTTTATGCCAATTATTTATCAATGCACCATCATTTTCATTGTTGTTATTACAACTTACATTACTACTTACGTTACTTACATTACAACTTACATTACTACTAACATTACCATTATTATTAGTTGTTCTTAATACATTAAATAAACTGGGTAATAAATTATCATGTGGAAAATAATTATTCATATTTATCCCTTTTAAAATAACTTTTCTTAAAGGATAATCTACTTTTTTAGTTATATTTAAATATTTTTCAAAAAAACTAGGATTATCTTTTTTTGTTGTCATTGTTATTTTATTAGGAATTTCTAATTTATAAAAATTATAAATATTTCTTAACCATCCACCTATATTTATTATTTTTTTATCATCGTTTTTTACAAAATTTGAAAAATTAAATTGAGGTACATCTACTTCAGTTGGATGAGATATACTTATAATAGGTATTCTTTTTATATCTAATTTTTCTAATTCTAATTTTAATTTATCACAAAGTGTATCAGAAAGTACAAAAAGACATTTGCAATATTTTAAACTTAATAAAAAGTTTTCATTTGCAAGTAAATTATAACAATTATAGTCACTAAATTCAGTGTCAAATGTATGATGTATAAATCCACACCACGTTTGAGTATAAGGAATGATTCCTAATATTTTATTAATATCATTATTCCAATGGAAAGTTCTGTCTAAATATAAATCTAATAATAGACCATTATTACTATTATGTAAAAATGATATATGTTCATAGACATATTGCCATCCGGATCTATGTACACCAGAATAATCAATCTGATCCATATAATTTAAATTAAATAACCCATTAGGATTATCTATTAATTTAACAACTGTTTTATTTTCTAAAATCCATAACCATTCTCTATTTATATTATACTCTTTCTTAAACATTTTTTCATATAAACCATAATTATATACTGAATTTATTGTACCATCCGTTAAATAATAACTTGTCATTTGTACTAATGTATTTTTTAATTTTTCATCTTTTATATTATATAAATTATCAATTGTTATATTATCAGGTTGTTCTAATAAATACTTGTTTATTTTATTTTTTATATCATTTATTTTTTCAATTGATGTATTTTTTTGTACTATAATAGTTGTCTCATTACCAAAGTAATTTTCTATTTTATTTTGTATATTCTTTTTAGGGTCTTCAAGAATAAGATCGGGATCTTCAAGAATAAGACCGGGATCTTCAATAATAAGATCGGGATCTTCAACAATACTATCAGGGTCAATTATTTTAATATAACGTAAATTTTCACCCCATTTAGATATATTCGCGTTTATATCACGTAAAAGTGTTAGAGCTTGACTATAATCTTGTATTAATCGATTAAAACGGAAAATAAGCACTTCTAAATTTAACTCTATTGGAACATCTTCAATATTCACTTGTAATTTATATGCATTACACCATGAAATGTCTATTAATAGATTCTTTATTTTACGTGTTGTATAAACAGGTAAAAAGGGTGTGGATGTATATATACTAAATAAACATCCATGAAATCTCATTGGAATAATAAGATATGATAAATTATAAATACTATAAATTTCATAAACATTTAAAGAAGCTTCTATGAATGTAATTGATTGACGCCAACTGGTTTGTATCTTTTGTGAAATACTTTCTAATGCATTCATAACATCATTATGTATATAGTTATCATTCTCATTTATATTATGTTCATTAGTATTAAATGGTATAAAAATAACATGATAATTACAAGAAATTAAATATTTCACAAATTTTGCAAATGTATTTATTATATTGTTATAAACATCTTTATATTTTTGGTTATAAATATGTCTTGATAATGTTATACATATTTTTTTCTTTTTTATTTTTGTTAATAAATGTATATCTTCCTGTATATAATTCGCATAATAACGCTGTATATTTAATAAATTACTATTACTACTAACATTGCTTTTATTACTTACACGATTGCTTCCATTACTACTATTACCATTATTGCTACCGGCATTATTGCTACCGCAAATATCTAATAATGTATAATTTGTATTACATATAGAATTACTTTCATTTAATAAAAATGAAATGTCAGGAATAAAATAGACATTATTATAATATTCTTTTAAAATAGTTACATCTTGATAACTTCTAATGAAAATAGAATGAAATATGTGTAATTTATTTGACGTTAATATAGATGTATAGGGTATACCAACTGAAATAGCATAGAGTGTATTTTTTCTTCCATTAAAAACTTTAATAATAGTATCTATAAAATAATCGTTTAAAATATCACCACCACCAGCTATAATAATATCATTATCATTTATTTTATTAGCATATTTACTTAATTTATCACAATCAATAAAACTGATACCATAGTCTTTAATACCTAAAATATACTTTATTAAATAAATAAATGTATCTTTATACTGTTCATCTCCTACATTTAAATGGTCATAATAACCTATTATAACAATTTCTTTCATTAATAATTATGTATTACTTGGTATAATTAATACTGATAAATTAAAAAATTTAATAATAAATGATAATTTATTAATTACACAAAACAATAAATTAAATATATTCCTTTTATTTTCTAGCCTCTATTCTAAAATTAATTTATTCTTAATTTTTTTTTATAAAGTATAAAGTAATTAAAGTAATTAATTCCAGTTCACAATGTCTTTTAAAAACGAAGGTAGTGATAGATACACCATTTTTCCTATTAAATACCCAAAATTATGGGAATTTTATCAAAATCAATTAAGTGTTTTTTGGACCGTAGCTGAAGTTAAATTAACAGACGATATTACTGATTGGAATACTAAATTAAATGATAATGAAAAATTTTTTATTAAAAATATTCTTGCATTTTTTGCTGCAAGTGATGGTATCGTTAATGAAAATTTAGTATTGAATTTTTACAATGAAGTTCAAATACCGGAAGCTCGTAATTTTTATGCAGCACAAATGATGATAGAAGCAGTTCATAGTGAACAATATAGTTTACTTATCGACAGTTATATAATTGATGTAAAAGAAAAAAATTTCTTATTCAATGCAGTCGAAAATATACCATGTGTTAAACAAAAAGCTGCTTGGGCATTAAAATGGATCGAAGAAGGTACTACTGTCGTAGAAACATTACCAGATCATGTCAAATCCGGGCTTTTTGCTTTAAATAAAAAAGAAGATCTTACGCCAGAAATGCGTGAGGCTTTACAATTTTTTGTTAAAAAACGCCCCAGTTTTGGACAAAGACTTGTTGCGTTCATTTGCGTTGAAGGTATCTTTTTTGCAGGATCCTTTTGTGCTATTTATTGGTTAAAAAACAGAGGCTTGATGACTGGTTTCGCCACTGCTAACGAATTTATTTCCCGTGATGAGAATATGCACACTGAATTCGCCATTGAACTTTATAAAACGTCTATTGAACTTGGTGAGACATCCGTTAGTCAAGATATTGTTCATGCCATTTTTAAAGAAGCTGTTGATATTGAAAAACAATTCGTTACAGAATCCTTACCTGTCTCTCTTATTGGTATGAATTGTAATTTAATGAAACAATATATTGAATATATTGCTGATAGATGGCTTATTTTATTAGGATATCATAAATTATTTAATGCTCAAAATCCATTTACATTTATGGAAATGATTGGTTTAAATTCAAAAAGCAATTTCTTTGAAGTTCTTAACGCGAGTTATTTAAGAGCTAATTCTGGTGCCACTGAAGAAGAACGACAATTATCTTTTGATAGTGATGATTTTTAATTTTTATCATGTACGTGTTATAAGGAAAGCTTATGACACTAAAAAAACCCGAACAAGCACTTTTTTTAACATCTCATGGTGTTTATCGATTACTGTATAAATCAAAAAAGATAAAGTTATTTAATTAATGTTTGTTTTAATTAATTAAATAACTAGAATGCGTTTAAAAAAGAGTTTAAAAATAATATTTATGATATAGTAGAAAGACTTTCTTCTAAATTTAAAAATGGAAAACAATCAAAATCCAAATTGTATTATTAAAGCATTTGAAAATAACACCATTTCCATTTTACAAGAAGATATAAATAATAAAAAAATTTATTATTTTAAAGCAAGTGATGTAGCAAAAGTATTAAACATTTCACAAATAAGAAGTTCAATTCAAAATTACGATAGTGATGAAAAGGTCGTCCGTAAAGCTTACGACCTACGTGGATGTGAACAAGATACTACTTTCTTAACATCTCAAGGCGTTTATCGTTTACTTTACAACTCGAAAAAGGACATTGCAAAAAAATTTCGTAAATGGGTTGGAAATATATTAGATGATATTATTTTTAATAATAGTATAGAATTAAAAAAACAATTAGAAAATCATCAGTTACAATTACAAGAAAAAGAGCAATTATTGATTGAACAAAATAAACAATTAGAAAATAAAGATTTAGAAAAAAAAAGACAAGTCGAAATTATATTAAAAAATAGTTTTGATAAAAGAAGTTTGGTATATTTAATCAAAATAACAATGAAAGATGAAATTATATATAAATTTGGTTATACAGATGATATCGTAAGTAGATTAAGAACTCATAAAAATCAAATTAGTGAAGATATAGAACTGGTATATTGTATTGAAAGTAAAGATAATAAAATGTTGGAAAAATTATTAATAGATTATTTAGAACAATACAAATTTAGAATAAAAAGAACATTTAATGATAAATCACAAACAGAATTATTAAAAGTAAACAATATAGAAATGATTAAAACTAAATTAATAGAATTAAACAAAGATATTGAAAATGAAAAACTTTTAATTATCACATTAAAAAATAAAATTATAGATTTACAACATGAAAATATACAATTAAAAGAACAATTATTAGAGTACAAAAGTAATGACTCTGAAATAGTAACAGAATTAAAAAATAAAATAAAAGAATTAGAAAAAACGATATTAGACTATAAAGTAGATGACACCAAAACCACACCATTTATTGAAAATAAAAATATAATCGAAGATAAAATATATAAAAAAAGAAAAGTTGATAAGATAAATCCTACCACATTACAAATCATCGAAACTTATGAATGTATTAATTCAATCATAATAAAAAATCCAGAATACAGTTATAATGCAATATACAGAAGTATAAAAAACAATAATGTGTATAAAGATTTTAGATGGAATTATCATGGTGAAAAAATAAATCAAACAAATAAAATAGTTATGGGATGTTCTAAAATTGAACGAGTTATTCAATTAGATAAAAATAAAAAATTTGTAAAAATATATCAAACAAAATCTGAATTATGTAAACTATTACATATAGGTCTTGTCAAATTAAATAAATACATTGAAGAAAATAAAATATTAAATGATTTTTATTATATAAATGAATCATCTTATAATGGCGATATATCTAATATATCTAATATAACTAATGTAACTAATATAACTAATGTATCTAATGTATCTAATGTATCTAATGTATCCTGTAATAACCATTACGAAATTCATAATAGTAAAAAGATAAAAGAAACAAATACAGAAACCAATGAAATTATAATTTATAAATCTATGAAAGAATTATATGACAAACGTGGTATATGTCGTGATACACTCAGAAAATGTATAAAAAATAATAGAACATGTGATAAATATAAATGGGAATACCTAAATCATACTCAAAATAAAAACAATAGTAAAAAAGTTAAAGAAATAGATCTAAATAATAATACATTTACTATATATGATAGTATGAAACAAATATATACAAAATTAAATATCACTCTTGAAAAATTAAGATATGTTATTAAAAATAAAGAAATCATAAATAATTGTCAATACGAATTTATTTAAATATTTAAATGATATACAACCTAAAATGTCTTGAGAAATATCACATTTTAATATTTGGTATCATTTAAATAGAAAAAATATCATATCTATAATTTATAATATATAAAGATCACATTTTATTAATATATTAAAATATTAAAAACGAGTCCTTTTTCCTGTTTTGCGGATTTTTAACATAATCAAATATTTTTAAAAACATTTTTATAGGTCAAAAATTTTATATTTTTGCTTCTTGTGGTACGAATTCAAAAAAGGCAGAACAAAGTCAGAAACATGTTGATGAATCAATTGTTTATACCATATTTAAAGAAGCTGTTGACATTGAAAAGGAATTTATAACTGATTCCTTACCAGTTTCAGTTATCGGTATGAATTGTAATTTAATGAAACACTATATAGAATATATTGCAGATAGATAGTTAATTTTATTAGGATATAATAAATTATACAATACGCAAAATCCATTTACATTATGGAAATGATTGGTTTAAATTCAAAGAGTAATTTCTTTGAAGTTTTGAATGCAAGTTATTTACGTGCTAATTCTGGCACCACTGAAGAAGAACGACAATTGTCATTTGATAGTGATGATTTTTAATTTAAAGGAGATGTATGATCATGTTTTATACAGGCCCGAACAGAGACGGGATCACTTTTTAATTAAGTTAAAATAAGTACCATCATATGCTCGAACTTCTAATAAATTTTCAAATACTTCAACAAATACTTTATAATTCAAATTTTTAAACTGTATAAAAACATCTGGTGTTTTTTTTATAAAATTTGCATACAACTTTTTTAATTTATCATTTAATAAATGTTTTTTTTCTGAAAATTTTATATTATCTTTTAAAAAGGAATATATTTCCATATATAATTTTTTCTTAAGTCCTTCATATGTATTTATAATATGTTCATTAAATGCAATTTTCCATTTACAATTTTCAAATAATCCATTTATTACTTTTTTATTGAAAATATGTTCTAATATTAATGTAAATTTTTTATTATTGATATTTGTATTAATAATTTTATAATAATAATTATTATTGCATTTTGTTAAAAACACTTTTTTAATTCTCTTTACTAATAATTTCTGAATTTTATTATTTTGTTCATTGTCACTTTCATTGTTCTTTTCATTGTTACTTTCATTATTACTTTCATTCTCACTTTTTTCATTGTTATTAGATTCAATATCAATAAACTCTGACTGTAAAAGACTTGGATTATTTTCACATTGATAATCTATACATAATTCTACAAATTTCTTTATATTTTTATAATCATCACTATTTATATCTACATATTCAACTTTTTGAACCTGAACTAGTTCTGACCTTGAATGTGTACAAGACAAAGATACTGGTTCTTGTATGGTATTGGTATTGCATGTATAAAAAGAAGACACAGTTTCATTTTTATTTATCTTATTATCTTTTTTTAATTTTTGTATTTCCTCATTTTTACTTTTTAACTCTTTTAATAAATTATATTGTTCAATTTCAAACTCGTATTTTAATTGTTCTTTTTCAAGATTACATTGTAATTCTAATTTGTGTTGTTTCTTTTTTAATTGTAATTCATTATATTCATTTATAATATTTAATACACATATTTTAAATGATTTAGCTAAGGATTTTCTAGAAATACATACAATTTCATATAACCCAAATTCTGTAAAAAACCATTCACTTATATTCATAATTTCATCATAATTATCATCATCATTTATATGTTTTTTTTGTATTTTTATTTTGTATTCATCATCTAATTTTGATATTATATCATTTATATTTTTAATCCCTAATATATTAGATATATCTTTTGCTTTAAACAACAATCCAGTGTGATTTTCATTATCATTTATTCTATTTTCATATATATTTAAATCATAATTATTAAATGTTTTTGTAAATAATTTAATACATTTATATTTATTCATCGTTACTATTTTAATATTAATTAAATAATACGTTTTATACGCATTTAAGTATTTCACAGTTACATGATATAATATGTTATATACAGTGATATACTGTGATATAAATGATATAAATATTACATTATCTCATTTGAATATAATTTTAAATTAAATTCTATTTATATAAATTTATACTTTTCATAGCATTCTTTATTATTACCACCCTTTATGGGTTTAAGTGTTGTGCTTGTAAACATGTTTTTATAAAATTGAATATTTAAATATTATAAAAGAGGTGATTCATGAGATTATTTTTAAAAAATCTAAAATCGGCATGTTGTGTGAAAAAGCTATTTAAGAATGAAATAACAAAATTTTTTTGGATACCTTTTTCAGCAAAAAATAGTTTTTTAAATAACATCGACTTTTTTATAAAAATTGATAAATACACATGTTATAGCACATGTTATAGTATACAAAAATTCTATTAATATTCATAAATCAAACGATGTTTTTAAAATATCAGAATATTAAAAATATATAATTTATATTTTTTCGCGGAATGTTATTTTACAGTTAAATGAGTATTCTATTTAAAAACAATTTTTCTTATAATTAATAAAGACAATATGGTAGATGAAAGAAATAATACATGCCATTTTTGTAATATTATTTTTAAACGTCATTATAATTTAAAAGTTCATTTAAAGGAACAAAGATGCAAATCAAATTTATTAAATGATTGGTATAAATTAAATACTATTTTAAATAAAAAGGATATCTTAATAAAAACCTATCAATATCAAATAAAAGAACATTACGGAGATGATATAAATGAATTTACAAAAAATACAAATAAAAAATTAACAGAGGAATATAAATTATTATTAAAAAATGAAATTATTGATGAATTAAAGGATAAAATTAAATCTGAAATAGATGAGAAATCTATAAATAAATATAAAAAAGAAGTAGAACAAAATGTTAAAAAAAATATGAAAAATATTGTTTTAAGAAAATATAAAAAAAATAAAAATAATGAAAATGAAACAGTACAAATACAAACCCGAAAACCATATCCTCTACAGGAATCAGGGTTAATCGCAATAAAAAGAGGAAGAGGACGACCTAAAAAACAAAAAGTAATTGACATATTAACACAATCTGAGAATTCTCTCTCTTGTACAAATTCCAATCCCGAACACAGTCTGAATCAAGGTACAAATAATAATGAAGATAATACGAACATTGTGAATAATATTATGATAAATCCTATTAATAAATTAAATTTAAAAGATAATATACAAAATAATAAAAATTTAATCATAAAATATGAAAAACATAAACATAATTGTTCAGATGATCTTTTACAATCAATGCTTTCTGATTATATAAAAAATTTAATACTTAATAAAAATAATCCTGAAAATCATTGTATAAAATATATAAAAAAAAAACCACCAACATATAATATTAAAATTTTAGATGAAAATAATAATAATCCAACATATATTATAAAAAAATTACATGAATGTCCTGTAATACTTTATGATCCTATTTGTAAAATAATAAAAAAACAATTAAAATCATTGCTATATAAATCTTCAAATAATAATGAAGATGATGATGATGATTTAGAATATACAAATAATACTGTACACTCTTTAGCAAATCAATTAACACATCATCATGGTCAAAAAATCCTAATGCGTTCTATTAAATCGGTATTACATAATAATATTTTATTTGATAAAGAAATGAAATTTACTTTTTAAAAGTTGCAAGTTGCAATCATATATGTTTTATTCAATCTATTACTCCATAATAAAAATTTATTATGATAGTTTGTATATTTTTAAAGTATTAATTATTTGTTTATATACAATTTTACAGTCGTTGTTAAAGGTTGTAAAATTGTTACCATTGTATAGATATATGCAACCAATGATCAGTTGTTGTATTCGTGTACATACAGATTTAAATAACATAAAAAGAGGGTCGACATTTTCATTTGCGCTAATCAAAACCCATTTCCGGACTTTTTAAAAAAAAAGCTGTTTAAGAATAAATTTACAAAATTTTGTTGGATACCTTTTTTCAGAAAAAAAAAAGTGTTTTCTAAAACTAGGTCGACTTTTCTAAAAAATGTATAATTCAATAATTATTTATAAGATTTGAAAGTTGTGATTATTTAAAATACAAATGGTAAACCAGTACTCGATTAGTTAAAATTTTTAATTATATAAATAAAAATTTATTTACAAGTTTTTGCAGTTGCGCAAAAAATTATTTTATTAAGAGATAAGAGATTTGTAAAAATAAAAAAAATTTTCAAAAAAATAATTTCAACAAATTAAAATGAAACATCATAATTATTTTTTTTTAGGAAATTTCTTCTTTTTTTTTTATAAAATTTATAGGTTACTTTATACATTATTTAATTAAATAATATAATTAGACGATAACCGCAGACAGATCATAAACAAGCATGGTTAAGTAGATCAAAAGAAGATAGAATCATGTATTTTTTAAATAACTGCAAAAATACAACAATGGACTACAATAGACGGTTAAATATAAATTTTTTAATCTGGTAAATAGTAAATATTTCTATATGTCTAAATTTTGGATTAATGAACCTGTGAATAAAGAAGAGTATTCATCTTTTATAAATGGAAAAATTATGATATTAAAGCAAGATATATTAACTCATTATTTACCTAATCATTTAAGATGGATTACGTTAGATATTACAGATGATAATACATTAAATTTAGTATATCAGTTTTTATCAGAAAATTACATAACAGATGTCAATAAAATGTATCGTTTAGATTATTCAAAAGAATTTATAAGATGGTCATGGATGTCACCTGGATATAATAAAGAATTACATTTAGGCCTTGTATGTATTAATCCAATAGATAATATTCCTATTTTGGTAGGAGTTGTAATAGGAACACCTACGAACATGAATATAAATAAAATCAACACTACATTAATAAGTATTAATTTTTTATGTATTCATGAAAAATTACGTAATAAGCAACTTGCACCGTTACTTATTAAGGAAATTACACGTAGATCAGTGTTATTAAATATGGATATAGCATTATATACAGTTGCAAAAAAAGTAACGAAACCATTTAGTAAATGTCGTTTTAGTAATATTTATTTAAATATTAAAAAATTAGAGGACTGTGTGTTTTTACCAAAGGATTATACTGGTGGTAAATTACAATCAGATTTAGCATTAGCATTAACTGTTTACACAACACCTTATAAAGTACGCCCCATGACAGTTAATGATATAGATGCTTTATATGAATTATTACCATCATTTATGAGTAAATATAAAGTGTATCAAACATTTTCAAAGGATGAAATAAAACATTATTTTTTAAACAATATTGTACAAACATATATTATAGAAGAGATCATAAATTATAAAATCCCAACAGGAATTTTTGATTTATGTAAAATAAATATATTTAGAAATGATTTTACACCTAAAACAATAATTGGTATGTTTTCAATTTATGGTTTACCATCAAAATTATTGTTTAAAAATAAAAATTCTCATATCAATTTTGCTCATTTGTATTATTATTTTTATGATAGCCAATATATTAATATGAATGATATCATAAGAGAAGCTTGTTTATATTGTAAACAATGTGATTATGATATTATTAGTTTATTAAATATTATGGATTATAAACATATAAATTCACAAAAATATATTGATAATGACAATGAACAAGATGATGATTATGATTTATATTATTATATGTATAACTATATTATAAATGATATATCAAATGATGAACTTGGTGTTGTATTAATGTAATGTGGGCTCCCGACTTTGTTCGGGCCTGCATAAAGCAGGACCGCCCACACGACGAAAGAGTCTGACCTACGGTGTGGGCTTTCATTGTCCAGACGACGAAAGATGTTGACCTACGGTGGTAATTTATAGAACAGTTGGGTGTGTGCAATTTTGTGAAAAATATTAAATTTAATCTTATAACAATACTATAAAATATTTTTTATAAGATTAAATTTATAATTTTCACAAGATTTCACACAACAGTAGGAATAGGAACGTATTCTATTGGTTACATTTGATTAGGGTAATTTATTTAAATCTCCTTCAATAACAGTTTGTTCACTTATAACTTCACGAGTATTTGCATCTTTTGCTGAATAAATAATTCTAACAATATTATAATCTATGAGTTCATTTATATCTTTTATATCTGGTAAAGCTTTTGCAATATCATTAATATCTGCTTTAAAGGTTAATTTGTAAAGTCCATCATTATCTTTTGATAAATTACCTAAAAAGAGTTTCTTTTTGTTTTTAGGATTTTCTAATTGTAAACTATAATTTTGTTCAATTTTCTTTTGATTAGGAGCGTCATATACTTGACCACCTAATACATATAAATTAGCATTAATATCTAATGTAAAGTAGACTTTACCATCTACATGTGATGTAATAATACGATTTGCTTTACCAAATAAAATATTATTTGGGATATTTTCAGTTGCTGATACATCTAATGCAGTCAATGGAATAGATGCGTAATCAGAATATTGAATATTTTTATAACTGCTAAATTGATCATTTGAAAAGTATTCGGAATATCTTGGAATAAACATGGCTGTTAAACTTGCCGTAATGATAGAAAAAAGAATGATAAATAAAAGAACTGCACACATTTTTAAATCAATGTTTAAAAAGAATTGTGTCTCTTTTGATAAATTACTAAAGGCTGAACTGATATCATCTGAAGACATATTATAATATCCTATTATATTCTAATAATATAATTTATTTTTTTGGAAAATTAATTTAATTTATTTATAACAACTAATAGTATAATTTAGTATCGAATATATGAGTAATAATAGTATTATAGGAGATAATGGTAATAATGTTATTAACAAGTTAAGAAGATATCGTATAAAAATTGATAATAAAGACGGTACATTTTTCAACAGCGAAGGAAAAGGTATTGCTTTATTTGATTTATTAGGATCTTTTTTTATTGCCTTTTTAATTGATTATTATTTCAACATATCAGCTTATTTAAAAAATTATTTTTATAATTCTACTTTTGTATATTATTTACTTGTTATACCGCTTGGTATCCTGGTTCATTTACTTTTTTTTCAAAATACATTTTTAAATGCACACTTATTCTCAAAAGAAATGAACTTTTATAAAATTATTTTAACACTTATCCTTATCAATATTGTGGTGAAATTACGCTAAATTCAAACGCTATTTTGCGGTCAATTTCAACACAATCTGACCGCGATTTTGCGTTTAAATTTAAATGGCAAGTGCGGCCATGACGACTTCAAGATCACTACTTAGTTCGGATGTTGATAAATCAGGTAGATTATTATCTTCATTTCTTTGTGAAAAATATTCCATAATGTCATCCAACATTTCTTGTGGACATTCTTTTGATGGAATAATCAACCCATCTTTATTTTTTGTCATGTGTTTATAAGGATCGTATTGATGCTTAATTAAAATTTCCCATCTTTCCGTGTATTTACGATTTTTTTTAGAACCATGAAAATAATGAAAAATAACTCCATGAACATATCCTAATTTTAAACCAACACATTTTTTTTCGAACTCGATTATACTTTTTTTATACATGTCAGATGCATTTTCATTTATACTTTTAATACCATTATTCACTAAACAAAACAAAAAATTTCTGTCACCTGATCCTAATATAGATAATTCATAAATGCCACCTATTTGTTCATACGCTTTTCTTGTCATTGCAATATTATAACCAGGATGAAAAAAATTTTTACCAGTGTGACAATAAGGTCTTTCTCTTGTATATTGAAATCCAAAACTATTAAATACACTCATAATATCTAAATTTAAATTTAAATCAAGACAATGTGAATGCATATGAACAATATCACGAGTTCCATTTAATATTTTTAATGTATCTATAGCAAAATGAGGATTATCAAATGAAATATCAGCATCACAAAATGCAACAGCCTTCCAATTTTTAGGTAATAATTGTATTCCTAAATTCCACATATTTTCTTTATGCCATAATGGTGCTGTATCTGTAAATAATTGTAAATGTCTAGGATTTCCTTTTTCTGTTATATAAAATTTTTGTGGATTTTTACCTGGTAAATGATATGCTAATTCTACAATGTATAAAATTACATTTTTTTCATTTTGTTCAATCCTTTTTTTAAATTCTCTGGCTAAAATATATCTTCTTGCATATTGACATGGATTACTAATACATATTATCATATGTAATTTATTTTCAATTGGTTGATTGTATTCAATAGAATGTTTAATATCATCCGGAATATACTCTATATTATCAATCTCAATATTATTTATAATAGTCATCCCTAATAGCTTTAATTAATTTAAAAAAATGAAATTGAATAAGAATTAATAACATTTACATTACAAAGAATTATATTATAAAAACATATTTTTAGTAAAATGTCATGTCCTATTTGTTTAGATGATAATTGTAAAAAAGAATATTATGTGACAGATTGTAATCATATATTTCATAAAGAATGTTTATTACAAATAAAAAATAGTAAAACACATTATATGATAACAAAAAATGAATTTACTATGTTACATTGTCCATTATGTCGTACAGCATTATCTTTATATAATTTATCTTATAAAACATTTAATAGTGAAATATTAGATAAAAATGTTTTTAAATATATTAAAAAAATTAATAAAATTATAAAAACATCTCATTTAAATAAAAATTATACATTTATTTCAGGTGGATTCGCAACTGCTTTATATTCACATTTAACAAATAAAAATATGCCCTTTTTATTTAATGATATTGATATTTATTATATTGATTATCATAACTTATATGAAGTAAATGCAGAAAAACATTACATAACTAACTGTAATGTAAGAAGCATAAATATAAAAGATGTACGAAAAATAAAAGGTATACAAAAAAATAATACACAACTAAGTATTAATCCTATTTCGCAATCTGAACTTGGTAATGTTCCTGGCTTGTCCAGGCCCGATCGGAATCAGGATCTTAGAAGACATCGTGAATATAATGATAATAATGATAATAATTATATATTTGACCATACTCAAGAATATATTCCATTGCCATCATCATTTGAATCTAGTCCCAAACTAGAACGGGAATACAATTATGATATTATATATTTAAAAGATTGTACAAGTGATATCATTGGATTTGAACATAAAAACCAATCTGTTTGTGATATTTTTGAAGCAAATATATTACACACATTTAATAATTTTGATCTATCATGTTGTAAAGTTGCTTTTACTATTATAGATGATTATCTTAAATTTTATATTCATTCAGATTATTATCGAAAATCTGTTAATATTTGCCATTATTCTGATAAAAAAACAAAACAACGAATAAATAAATACAAAGAACGTGGATATGAATTTAATACATATACATATTGTTGTAATTTTGATTTTTAAAATAATTTAATTAATATTTAATAAATATTAATTAATAAAAAAATGAAATAATTAATATTATGTTATGAATTAATTATTATTATCTGACAATTTATAGTGTGAATAGTTTTATAATTATGTCAGACATTGAATATGATTTTTATACAAATCATCAATTATCTTTACCAAAATCATATTATATTAAAAAAGGTTTATCAGGATTAATAAATACAGGTAATATTTGTTACAGTAATTCTATTTTACATTGTTTAAGCCATACATTAAAATTAACTGATTATTTTTTATCAAATAAAATTAAATCTGATATTTTTGAATGTAATTTAAAAAATAAAAAAGAATATACAAGTATTCTTCATTTTATAAGACTATTATCAAATATTTGGTCAGCAAATGAATTAATAAATCCTAAATTTTTTAATCATTATATAAATAATAATCTTGTAAAATATAATAATACTCATCAACATGACTCATATGAATATTTACTTGATTTATTAAATTTATTACATACAGGACTTTCATACAAAGTAAATGTAACTATTTCAGGTGATGTACAAACAGATACAGATTATTTAATGAAAAAAAGTATATTGTATTGGAAAAATGAATATGAAAATAATTATTCTGAAATTATAAGTATTTTTAACGGATTAACTGTGAACGTAATTGAATGTAATAATAACAATTGTAAATATCAGTCAAATGTATTTTTTGAAAGCTTTAATTCGTTTAATATTGACATAAATATAAACGGTAGTTCTACATTAACCGATTGTATTGACAATTTTTTCAATATCACCATCATTAATGATTGGAAATGCGAAAAGTGCAACAACCATGAATCTAGAAATAATTCCGATCAGGATAAATTAAGTTCTGGATGTACAAAAAAATTAAATATTTGGAGTTTACCAAATTATCTTATTATTCAATTAAAACGGTTTGATAATAATGGTAACAAAATACATAATTTTGTAGACTTTCCTATTGATGAATTAGATTTAACTAAATATATATGTCCTATTAAAAAAGATGCAAATAATTATATTTATAGTTTATATGCTGTAAATTATCATGGTGGTAATAGGCATACTGGTCATTATTGGTCTAGTGTAAAAAGTCTTGATAATATTTGGTATTTATTTAATGATGGAAATATATCAACATATCATATTAACACTGATTTAAAATCTCAATTAGTTACTTCTGATGCATACATACTGTTTTATCATCGTAAAATGATAAAATAAATTAATACATTTATCATTTTAAAAGTTCTATTCTTTGAATAGTAACAGGCGATAGGTCCGAATTAGGTCCGAATTAGGTCCGAATTAGGTTTGAATTATAAAACATAATGTATAATAATAATGTAGATTGAAAATAATAAAATAGCTTTTATAATACTAACTATAATACTATTATGAAATCTGAATGGAATAAATTTATAAATAAATTCTGATGTTTGATGTAGACTTGCAATAATAATAATAAAAAATACTAATACATTATTTTCAGATAAAATATTATGTATTAAATCTTTTTGTTCTATCATCTGTTTGTCAGTTGAAATACTACTAGATATATTACTGTTTATTTCTTTTTGTTGTAAATCAATTGACTTTATATTATTTCTATTTTCTTCTATGTTTTTTTCTGCTTCTATCATACTATGATGATTAGAAACAGAATCTAAATCCGTACTGTGTATAGAATTATATAAAACAGGATCAGGAATATCATCAATATTTGTTGACATTGAACTCATTTTATATTTATTTATATAAATTGTATTTAAAAAAATAAACTATTACAAACTTATTATCTTATTTATAATGAATTCATTTTCATTTTTCACATGTAAAATAAATTGCTATAGATTCATTAAAATCATAAGGTTTAATGAGAAATTCATTAAAAAAATCATTTTCAAGTAATTCTAATGGTACTGGTAATTTAAATTTTGTTTCTGTCCCATTTATTAATCGACCATCCTTTAAATATTCCGATTTATCATTACTATCACTACTATAACTACTACTATAACTACTACTATCACTACTAGTATTACTACTTTCATTACTACTTTCATTACTACTTTCATTACTGCTATTCGTAGTTGTACTACTATTATTACTATTACTACTATTATTACTATTACTACATTTCTTTGTAATTTTAAGATTTTTCATTTTATCTGTAATACTATCGGATTTAGTGCTATTCGTATTTTTACTACTATTACTACTACTATCACTAGTTGAAGTTGTTGTTGTATTAGTAGTACTATCATCAGGTGGTATCACCTCGTCCGGATATATTTTGATAATCCAATTAAATAAATCTTCTGAAATAAAAAGTTCTAATAAACTCGTCAGAAAATAATGTAAATCGTATACTCTATTGAAATTACAAGGTACATTATTATCATTTTCATAATTAGAATCGGAATTGGGTGTACTTGTATGTGTTTTTTTATCATATACACAATGACCAACTATAAATTTATTAGGATATGTCTCTTCTATTTTATTACTATATACCATTGCATATTCAAAATCAAATAATTTAGGTAAAATACCTGTATTTGGTATATAATACACTTTTTTATTAATTTTATAAACATAATATCCACCTTCTTTAATTGTATTATCCATTAAAATATTTCCATAATGAAAATCATTATGCATTAATTTATAATAGGCTTGCATTATATGAATTGTATAAATTAATTGAAATACAATAATTTTCCATTGTTCTTTTGATATTTGTTTATCTTCTTCATATGTGTCATGTAACCAATTATCTAAACTCTTACCTTCAACAAATTCGGATATGACCACATTTGAATGCGTGCGAATCTGATTTTCAACTTCTAATCTCTTTAAATTTAAATGTTTTAAAGCACGAACTTTATTCGATACTTTAAATTGCCCTAAAAAATGGACAAAATGTGGCGAAATTTGCTTATTAACAATGTTTTCAGTTAAATAGCGTAATATAATAAATTCTAAATGAGATGGATGTTCAGATTTCTCATATTTATTTTCTATTGGTATAACTTTTAATCCAAAACGATACAAATTATCATATATTAAAAAAGGATAACCTTTTATTTCTGATGTATTTTTTACTTTAATTAATTGTGTCATAGTATCAAATCCAAAAAATTTTTTGGATTCATCAAATAATATTCTTTTTTTCCTAATTTCATGTTTTAATACATTTAGATATTTTAATCTATCTAAATAAGGCGAGGGAATAATCATTCTAGATTTTATATTTAAAATTGATTTTCTTTTTATTAAATCAACGCATAATGAATTTAAAAATAATTTCATAAAAAATTTAACAGTTTTTAATTTAAATAGTCTACAATTAAATTCATATTAATTTCGTTAAAAATTCATTGTAAATTTAATTAAATAACATAAATGAGTATCCTTATTCATATTAAAGTATTCAATGAAATATTAGAACAATTTCTTGATTATTTAGAAAATGAATTTGATGACTTTAAATCAGATATTATCTTAACACGATCAGGTGTTGAATTTATAAGACAAAATAATCCTAGATTAGTTGTTGAACAATTTATAACTATGATTGAACCTTTTAAAAAACAAATATTTGATTGTGACGAAGATTTTTTTCTTAATTTTAAAATGATTCCTAATGATAAAGCCATGTTATGTACAAAAGTTAAAAATATATGGTTATCTGAAAATATTAATAATACACAGAAAGCATATATTTGGTTATATTTTCAAAAATTAATTAAAGCAGGAGAAAAATTAAATTTAAAATAATTTAGTTTAATTAAATCAATATTTCGGTATATACAAAATAAATAGATGCTGACTGTGTTTGCGACCAGATTCCGACTGTGTTCGGGCCTGGACAAGCCATGATAAATTGGGATGCGTTATAGCATATTATATTATTTATTTTTTATATTAAAATAATCGAAAAAATCTAAAATATGAATAAAAAAAAAAATGATGAAAATCCTATTAATCCTGATAATCCTGGTAAATCTAATGACTTTGATACTAGTCAATTTTATAAAACTTTAAAAAAACAATTATTAAAAATTACACATGATTTTTTAAGAGAAATTGATTTATCATTTGATTATATTGATGAAAAAATACTACGTAATGCAAAAAAAGATTTAAACAATTATATTGATAATGATATTAAATTTAAAGAATTTTATACTGGTATTTATGATACTTTAAAAGTGCATAAAGAAAATGGATATTTAGATTTACAAGAAAAAGTAAAAACACGAGATTTAGATTTTTTAAATAATTTAAAGTTGTTTAATATTTCATTTTGCGATTTTAAAGATGAAAAAAAAAATACAAAACGAACATTGGTAAATTATCTTAATGAATTTTATATTATTTCTAATTTTTTAAAACTATCACAAGGAGGTAATTGTACAGAATCTTTATTTAATGAAATTACAACTATTGTAAAAGGATTAATAAAACCTACTACAAATGAAAGTGAAAGTAATACTGTACTAACTAAAAGTAATATAAAAGGAAAAGAAAAACAATTAAATAGTATTTTAGATAATTTAGATACAATAAATACAGAAGATTTATCATCTGCTACTGGAATAAATTTCTCATCATTTGATAATTTATTAAAAAATAAAGAAATTATGAATATAGCAACTGAATTAACAAATGAAATGGAAAATTTACAAATAGATCCAATGAGTATTATGTCATCTTTAATGACTGGAAATTTAAATGATAACAAGATTGGTTCCTTAATTTCTTCAATTGGTACTAAATTAACAAATAAAATAGATAGTGGTGCCATTAATAAAAAGGAATTAGAAGAACAAGCTAAAATGTTTATGACCGATATATCATCAAATAAAGATTTAATGTCTTTTGCAAATAATTTAGGTAATTCTAATGGTAAAATGTAATTTAATTTACATATTAATTTTATTTACACTAATATATATATGTCTTCTAGTTCAAATTTAAAAGATAAACCAACCGTTGTAAATGATAAATTTTGGTTAGATGATCCTACAATATTAATATCATCTGAAAGATTAACTGAATTTTTTCCTCATAAATTATTTACATTAGATGAAAAATTAAATTCATTAGTAAGATTGGCAATGTATATTTCTATTATTTTGATTTTTTATTTCAAAAATATTAAATGGTCAAATATATTTTTGTTTTCGTTATTATTAACGTATTATATTCATATTAATAAACCAACAAAATCAGAAAAATTTATTGAAACATTTGGTTCAGTGACACGTGATTCACAACCTGCTGATTTTTCTACTCCATCTATTTTATCAGAATCAACTACACCTACACAAGATTCTGTATTGTACAGTCAAGATCAATCTGAATGTACACAACCCACATTAGATAATCCATTTATGAATATGACAATGAAAGATTATCTTAATTTTGATAAATCAGGTAAAATAAAAGAACGTCCACCAGCATGTGATATAACTAATCCTGATATTAAAAAAGCAATTGATGATAATTTTAAACATAATTTATATAGAGATGTGAATGATGTATTCGGAAGATTTAATTCTGAAAGACAATTTTTTACAATGCCTTCTACTGATATTATACCTGACATAAAAGGTGAATTTAAACATTGGTTATATAATAGTTCAAACACATGTAAACAAGATCAAGATTATTGTTTAAGATATGAAGATATTAGAGGAAAACAAAAGCCAATCATATAAAAAAATTGAAATTATATTAATTTATATATAAAATCATATAAACACGAGTGAATAATAAGACATTTTTTTAATTACTATATTTATTGAATTATTTTATTGTTTTATAGTAATTAAAAATAATTACTTATTAATATAAAAGATGACTCTTAAATTTACGCATTCAAATTTAGTTAATATTATCCAAGGTCCTTATAGAGGTCAAACGGGTTATGTAAGTAAATTTTTTCCTAAACAATTCTTTGTAAAAACAGATTCATGTAAAACTCCTATTTATTATCTTAATATTCATACTTCAAAGGTAAATTTTGATAAATTTAAAACTGATAATATGATGGATATAGATATGGAAATGGATATAAAATTTAATGTAAAAAGAATAATTCCTATTAAAATAGTTGATATTGAAAAACTCGGAGATACAGATGATTATGTTATTATAAAAGAAGGTCATTCTCATTTCGGAGACATTGGAACTTTAATTATAAAATATGAAGATGTTCCATCTATTGATAAAATTATATTAAATGAACAACTTGTTAAAAAAGGAAAAGAAGATCCAAATGTAAATGATCGTGTTCAATTAAAAAAAATATCTGGATGTAAAACAGGTACTATTTTTAAAATAAAATCATCTCAAATTGAACTTGAATTAATAAATGGTTACAAAAAAGTATTTGATGTTAAAGATATATTTTATCAAGATATTGAACTTAATAATAATACATTTGTTCAAGTAAATTACATTAACAATGGATTTATTTATGGAAATTATATTAATGGTGAACAAGTAAAACTTAAATTAAATGATGAAAATATTAAATACAAAAATTTAACTATTTCACAAACACAAGAACCTTCAGAAGAACCTGCAGAAGAACCTGCAGAAGAACCTTCAGAAGAATATCAAGAACTATTAGAAAATCATGGTAATGAATCTGAAATATATGATTATTTAGAAAATGAACCAGAACAATCAGAATTTAAAAGTAGTTTTAAAGATAAAAGTTATACTGAATATACAAAAACAACAATGTCAAAAGATGATAGTGAAGTGTTTGATAAAATTACACGTTTTATTGATCTTGTTAAAAAGAAGAATGAATGTGTTATTAATATTAATGAATATTCTATTATAGAAACATATAATACTATTTTATTAACTCTTAAAGATCATTTACTTCAAATTAATTCACCATTCAAAAATAAAAAAAATTTATTTGATAATTCCATCATTTTATATTTAGTTATAGTTTATAACTGTTTACAATTAAATGGTATTGATGTATGTTGCATTTACAATAATTATCCAGGTGAATCTGGAATTGACAAATATATTCATTTTTTAATTAAAAATATTTCATTTAATAGTATGTTTGCAAAAGTGAGTAAATTTAATACTAAAAATGTACAAACTATTTTTAAAGATATAAAAATGAAATCAAAAAATATAGATGAAATTAGCAATTCTATTATAAATTGTGATTATGTATTACGTCATATTTTAAATGTTGGATTTTCTAATTTACAAGAATTACCTGTTAACTGCGTAGAAAAAGGAACTTTACATGAATCTATAGCATTAAAACCATTGTATACTCTTACTGTTCCTGGATATATTGTGTCTGATAAAAAGGATGAAGAAATGGATAAAAAAAATAAAATAAATTTTACTGAACAAGAAATTGATAAACATTTAAAAGAAGCACGTTTGAAAAATTATAAAGAAGCACAAAAACATTGGCAAAAATTAAAAGATGACTTAATCAAAAGTAAAAGTTCTAAACAAAAAATTTCAAGTTATTATGAATACAAAGTTGAATATACAACTTTAGATGAACTCATTGATGAAACTTGTGAATATTTAGAAGCTAAAATTAAAAACGCTGAAAAAGAACACAATTTACTAGATTTAGAAGCTTATAAATTTGTCTATAATAACTTGTTAGATTATAATATTCAAACTTCTAAAGGAAATCCTAAATTTATTAAATTATTGAAAAAATTTCAACAAGAATTAAAAGATAATTATAAAGCTATTTATACTAAAAGACTTTTAACACAAAATTATAATAAATTAAAAGAATTAAAACTTACAAAAATACAATACAAAGAACTGCTCCCTTTCTTAAATAACAAAAAATATACAAATAATGTCATTTATAATAAATATAAAAAGTGGTTTAATACATTTTTAATTAGTAATCCAGAAGATCTTGAATATTCTAATATTAATAATGAAGTATTTGATACTTATTTTAATATTCTTATTAAAAAAGCAAAAGAATCTCCAAGTTCTTTACGAAAAGAAGAAGAATTATCAAATATTCTTAATCAACTAACTATTAATGCTTCTACAGATTCAAGTATGGATACTGAAACTGAACCCGAACTTGAATCTAATCTTGAATCTGAACTTGAACTTGAACTTGAATCTGAATCTGAACTTGAATCTGAACCTCAACCTGAAATCGAAAGTGAAAATGAACAAGAAGAAGTTTTAAAGAATAAACAAACTAAACCAAAAAATAAATTACAGAAATTAAGAGAAATTTTTAAGTCTGATAAAAATAAAGACATGGATATTGATAGTGATCATACAGAAGATAGTCAATTTGACTTGAAATATTTTAAAAAAAAATAATTTTAACTAACTCATTAAATATAACTTTAACCAATATTATTTATCGATTAATTTTTTAATCATTAAATAATATTGGTTATGTTATTTTATGTAAAATCTTAAATAATTAGTTATTTAAATTCTTAAATCATTATAATTTTTTATAAAATATCCAATAGTATTAATTAATCCAGAATTAATATTTGTAAATGGATAATTCATATATTCTTCACTTGATTGAGATGTTTTTTTTAATTGTCCATCTGTTACACTAGTGTCATAAATAATTTCACCTTTAAAATTAAAGATATTAACAATTTTGTTGATAATTTGTTTAATAGAAATTTCATGTGTTTTTGGTGGACAAATAATGAAATCTTGTATATTTGGAGTTTGCTCAAAATTATCATGAAGACTTAAGTCATAAATAATATTACAAAGATCATCTGCATATAAAAATTGTCTTAAAGCATTTCCACTACCACTAATAATTAATGGTGTATTATTTTTACTTGCTAAATAAGTTTTATGAATTAGTGCAGGAATAACATGCGCTTTAGTAATATGATAATTATCATTTTCACCATATAAATTTGTAGGAATAATATTAATCACTTTCATATTACCATCTTTTACACCTGGTAATAAACTTGCACCAATATGTAATACACGTTTTGAATATGCATATCCCATATTTGAATCATGAGGAGGCCCATTATGAACTTGATCTGGTGTTAAAGGATACGTTATATTTTTATCTGGAAAAATACAAGTAGACAAAATATTAATTAATTTTTTAACATCATAACGATTACATGCATCAATTATATTTGTATTAATTCTAATATTATTTAGAAACAATGTATAATTATTATTTATATTTTCATAGACACCACCTACCATACTTGCTAAATGAATAACAACATCTGGTCTTATTTCCAAAAATTTTAAATATACTGCATTCATATCCAGTAAATCACAGTCTTTTTTTGTTAAAAAATAAAATTTAACATTTTTAGAATTGTTTTTTAATTGTACTATCTTTTGTAAAGATTTACCTACCAATCCTCCACTTCCTGTTACCAAAATTTTTATCATTTTAATTTATTAATTTGAATTAAAATAATAATGAATATTAAACTCATCCAACATCTGCCAATATCATTCTACATTTATAAAATTAATTTGTTTGTCTATTAAATATATTTTTGCATTTATTTATGGTTTTGTATCTAATTTTGAATTTGTCTACCAATATGGATAATATGGATAACAATAAGGATATCGACGGGGACCTAGAAATGGATAATCTAAATAATCATCACAATAACCATACCCACACCCATATCCATACGGATAACCACCATAATATCTATTTCTGTGATATCTAAATGACATATAAAAAAGTTAAACTCAGTTAACTATTATATATCAAGAAAAAAATTTTTAATATTCTTTAATATTACCATTTTTTAAGCTTTTTTATTAATAATAAAGGAGTTTTTCACTAATCGTGTTTTGGTTGATTGACGAATTCTTTCACTTATCGAGTTATCGAGTTCTTGTCACTTATCAAGTTCTTTTAACTGATCGACTTCTTTGTATGGATCAAGTTTTTTTAACTGATCGTCTTTTTACTGATCGTCTTTTTACTGATCGACTTCTTTGTACGGATCGAGTTTTTTTAACTGATCGTCTTTTTACTGATCGTCTTTTTACTGATCGACTTCTTTGTACGGATCGAGTTTTTTTAACTGATCGTCTTTTTACTAATCGTCTTTTAACTGATCGAGTTTTTTTAACTGAACGTTTTTTAGATGTTCTTTTAACTGAACGTGAAACACGCCTTTTTTTAATTGAATGTCTTTTTTTCATAGAATGATGTTTTGGTGTAACTGAACGTTTTTTTACTGAATGGTACATTTGAAGTTAAATAAGTTAACTGGTATATAGTGTGAAATTAATTTTTCTTAATAATTAAGTTAATTAATTTAACTAAATTTATTTTGTGATTATATACATAATAGAAGAAGTGATGAGTTCTGTATCTCAATCATTAGAAACCATTAATGAAATTAAAGCAAATAATAGCGTAAGTGATATACCTGGAATTGATTCTGAAAGATTGAAAAGAATTCAAAAAGAATCTATTTTTTTAGCTGAAAAATATCCTGATCATACATTGATTATTTTACATACAAAACATAAAAATACGGTTAAATTGCAAAAAATGAAATATCTTATTAATAATACTATCAAATTAGATGATTTTTTAAATACATTAATTACTAAATTACAAATCGATAAGAATCATGTATTATATTTTAAAATTAATAATAAAGTTGTAAGTGATACATCAAAAACAATAAAAGAAATTTATGATATTCATACAGTAGATGATAAAAATAGTGATGATAAAAAAAATTATCTTATTGTTGAAATTTGTAGATATACTAAATATATTCGTAAAGCAATTAGTTTACTTACATTAAATTGGTTATAATAGTTGTTACGTATTTTAATAACATAAAATTAATTTCATTTATAATAATATAATGTTACAAAAAAGTGGTAAACCTATATTGTACACATCACAAAAGATTTCTGATGATTTCGATGTTAGTCAGGAACCAGATGAAAAACTTTATAAAAAAACATATGATACATTTGTAACAAATATTCAACAGAAAACTAAAAGAATTAATTTTATATATTTTTTAAATGGAATACAAGACTCAAATTTTGTAGATGTATTTACTAAATTATTTAAAACTGTTTTAAAAGATCCTAATCAATTTAATTTAACTACAAAACAAATATATCAAATACATTTTTTATTATTATTATTACAAAAAGCAAGACTACATTACTTTAATTCTGTTGTTTACAAAAACTTAAAAGGACAATATTTATCACAATATCAAAAATATATTGATAATAACGAATTGCCGAAATATGAAAAATTAGATAATTTAAATAAATTAAACATACAATTATTTAACATCACATGCAGTACCATTGAAAATCCATTCGATTTCCAAACAATGTTTAATAAAATAACAAATCAAAATTTTAAAAAACAATATGTTAAATGTTTTATAAATTTAATAATAAACTACAGTGATAAAATGTCTGATAAACAACAAGATCAATTAACTATTTTAACAAATACATTAGATGAATTTGATTATAAAGATTCACAATTAATTTCTCAAGATGAAAAAGGGTTATTGTGTTTTAGTAAAAATGAAAAACAGGATTCCTGTTAAATTTAAAAATTATAATTTTAAAATCATTTAAAAATATAAAATGTATTAAATCTAATAGTATATTTTAGTTATTTTTAAATGATTTTAAGTAAAAAAGCAACTATAAATTGGTGTGAAAATGATTATATTTATTCTTATTACATTGCTGAATTTTACAACTGTTTAACAGGAATTTTTTTATGTTGTAGTCCATTATTATTTTATTATAATAATGCAATCAAATCAACTTCATTTATAACGTGTATTTTTCAATTAAATCGTTGTTTTCAGTTATTGTTTATTGTTGGTATAGGAACTCTTTTATTTCATGCAACGTTATTATATGTATTTCAATTATTAGATGAAATACCCATGTTTTTATTATGTATTGAATATTATACAGTTTTAGATACATTATTCGTAATAAATAAATCTAGATCTGAATGGGTCGAACACACTGAATTTATAAATATGTATAAATATATATTATGTATAGTTATTATATTATCCGGTTATATTTATGATGATTTACAAGTTTTCATTTTTCAATACATTATTACAGGATGTGTGGGATATCTTGTATATAGATTATATTACATATATAATAATACTATTATAATGATTGATGATTTAAATTTAAAAAAAAAAGAATTAGAATTAGCATTTTTATATGATTTTACATTTGGTAAAAAATTATTTTTTTTGAAAAAAATTATACAAACTATTTTAATTTTAAAAAATGAATTAAATAGTTCTAATAAAATAAGTATTTTTGCAGGTATTTTTAGCATTATAGTTTGGAAATTTGATAATAATTATTGTCATAATGTAAATTTTATTTCAGGACATGCATTATGGCATATTTTAACAAGTATTTCTTTGTATTATGTAAATAAAATTATTTTACTTTGTTATTCTATTCGTAAATATTATACTATGATTCACACTCGGGATTGATATTTAAATATGTAATTGTGTTAAAAAAATAAACTAAATATTATTTGATTATTTAAATTAATAATTATGTCTGATAAAGAAGATTATTATAAAATTTTGGGTGTATCAAAAAATGCAACAGATGCAGAAATAAAAAAAGCATTTCATAAATTAGCATTAGTTAATCATCCTGATAAAGGCGGTGATAAAGAAAAATTTCAAAAAATTAGCATTGCATATGAAGTATTAAGTAATCCTGATAAAAAAAATGCCTATGATAATCCACAACAATTTTCTCATCCATTTGGTACACAATTTTCTGGTGGATTTAACCCGTTTGAACAAATGTTTTCTCAAATGCATATGCATCAACAACCACAACAACATGTAAGAGTTACATCTAAAAAATGTAATGATTCTATTTTTATAATTAATTTGAATTTAAAAGATGTTCATAATGATTTAACAAAAAATTTTAAAATATCAGTAAAAAAATCATGTTTGAAATGTAAAAAAACGTGTGATATATGTAATGGAAACGGACAACAAACAGTTCATAGACAAATAGGACCTATGACACAAATTATGACAAGTACATGTAGTAAATGTAATGGAAATGGTGAAATAAATAATCATATAGAATGTGACTGTGAAGGAAAAGAAATTGTTGAAGAAAAAATAGTTGAAGTAAAAATACCAAAATGTTCAAAAAATGGTGAAAATATAGTGTTTGAAGGTCTTGGTGAACAACCTTTAAATACAAGAGATAAACCAGGTAATTTAATATTTTCATTAATTATCAAAGAAAATGATAAACATTTTACACGAAAAGAAAATAATCTTATTCATACTGTTCATATTGATTTAAAAAGTAGTATTATTGGTAAAGTAATAGATATACCTCATTATGATAATACTATCGTATTAAATATTAATACATTGGGTATTATAAATCCAAATAAAGAATATATTTTATTTAATATGGGTCTTGGTGGTAAAGGAAATTTAATATTACGTTTTATTATAGAATATCCTGAAATAACATTAACTGATAATGATATTTTAACATTTATAAATGCTTTTCATCAAATAAATTTATAAGAATTTTTCATTGTGTTTGGATCCTGGTTTATATTATAAAGTCTGTATTCTGTCTTGTACTAAGTTAGGATCCTGACTCTGTTAGGAACAGACCCAAACGGAGTTGGGATCTGATTTGGAATTTGAATTTCCATGTTGTTTAATTATTTTAACATCTCTGTTAAATTAATTTGATATAATAAGATCCGTCATATAAGTTATTTGTTTTATTTAAATAAATACTACTATTGGGTGACCATGTAATATGTAATTGTGTATTTCCTGTAATACCTGGAGCTGCAACTGTACGAGCAATACCTGCATTTTGTGTAGATGAACTTTTAGCAACATGAAAAATTGCGGAAGGCCCATTCAAAACATTGTTTGTTACTGTTATAATAAAACTACCTTTAACTGCTGTTGATACAAGTGTACCAGTTGTACCAGATAAAGTAATGTTAAATGTAGTTCCTAATGTATCTGTATAATATTTTGTTGCTGCATCTTGTGGATTAATTGGGTCTTTTACATTTATTATATTTTGATACTGTCCAGATATATCCAACATATTAATACTACTTGTTGATATTGCACTTTGTATTAACATAGTATTTGATACTGTTGATGTAGTAACATATGAATCATAAAAATATCCATTTCCATCAAATACAGACATTGTATCTTACTTATAGTGTATATTAAAAATAGTTTTTCTATTTTGACTTGAATTAATTTTATTATTATATATTTAATCATCCATTTTAATTATGTTAATATGTTATATAAATAATTAATTTATATAATTATATTATAAAGGTATAAAATAATACCATGGCCTCTACACCTGCACCATTTATTAAACATTTAAATAATGAAATTCCAACTGAAGAAACAACCTCAAATTCAACTGTCAATCAACCATCCCAATCTGAATCTGTTATTTTACATAGTTCAACAACAACATTACATCCTGTTGTGTACAAAAAAGCAACAGAAATTCCTAAATTTTTCCACACGAAACCACCTAAAAATTGAATTTAAAAGAGAAAACTGTTTTAATATATAATTAATATAAAGATACAACTAATATAATAAATATGGATACGAAATTTTTGAATAACAGTGTTGATTATTGTGAAGAATACGGTATTAAAAAATCATTATGTAAATATATTGAAATATATAATAAATATTTATATAATTATAAAAAGGGTATTCATTTAAACGATAATAAAGAGTCTGAATTATTTATTCCTAACAATAATAAAAAGTTTTTTTTATATGTTTTTAAACATAATATAAAAAATTCCTATGTACTATATTTTTTCCCTGATAAAAATTGCAAAATGTATTTTAGTAATTTTTTGTTAATAAAAAATACGATTAATGATTTTTTTATTGAATGTGATATAAAATTTGATGATCAATCTTATTTGTTAGAAGGTTACTTGTATGGTAATTCTAGTAAACAACATTTTTTAATAACAGATATTTTATTTAAAAATGGAAATATTATACAATCAGAGTATTCTAATAGATTACATCTTATTAATGAATTATTTTTTAATAAAATTAATAAAATGAATAATATTAATAATGTATTGTCAATTGGAATTCATAATTGTATAAATCATTTTTTAATAAACGTATTTTTGAATAATTTCATATGGAAAAATGAAATTATTTGTATTGAAACAATCCGTAATTTTGAAAAAAAATTAGATTTTTTACCTGTTCAAAATACAAATACAGAATCTGAAGGTAAAAAAGTATCTTCTAAAAAAATAGTAAAAACAAAAATATCAGAAATTTATAATGTATATAATATACAAACAAATGATTTTGAAGGAATTTTATATATAGATACATTAAAAACATCTAGATATTTATTATCTCTATTTAATCAACATGAAGAAAGACAGGATCCCGACTCCGTTACCAGACAGGATCATGATGAAATAATTTACGATTGTGTTTTTAATACATATTTTCAAAAATGGCAAATTATTTTGCAGTCGCATGACTAAAGATTCCGCTTTACTCCGTCTTGAACTAATTCAGTATCCCTACTCCGTTCGGGTCTAGACAAGTCAGGATCAACTATAATTTTACTACATATAATAATATATTCATTATTATATGTTTCTTTTTTAATTAAGTTTAGTTTAGGTAATAAAAATAATATTATTAAATATAAGTAAAACAATCAAAATAACGTTTTATAAAAATATGAATTTCTATGGTCAAATATTGTCAATTACATTAGGAGGATTATTATCTATAAGTGAAATTTTACCTTTTGTAAGAAATGTAAAAACAAATGGAATACTTCATTTTTTATTATCTTCTTTAATAACAGATGCGATAGAATATGAACAACAAAATGAAGATGAGTTTTTTCTAACTCAGAATCAATTAAGTACAGATAATGATGATTCATGTACAAGACAAGATACTGATTTACATGAACATGCTATTTTATCAGATTTAGAATCTCAACCGTTACTTCATTCACATAAAAAAAAACCTAAAAAAGAAACTGATTTGCAATATGAATATCAGGATGATAGTAATAATATTAAATATGATGAATCATTGAAAGAATTACAAAATGATGTTACTGATATAAAAAAAGAATTATGTGATGAAAATATTAAAACTAATTTAAATGTTATATTAACAGAATTAAAAAATTTAAAACAAGATAAAGAAAGTCATTATTCATCGAAAAATGTAGAAGATATTGTTGAAATGATATTACAACATTTAAGAGATTTACAACGTACACAATCACAGTGGGTTGATAATTATGGTGAAAATAATCTTAAAAATGATATTAAATTTGAAAATATGATTAATCAAATTAATACAGTAAAAAATATATTTTATGAAATAACTGATAGTATTTTAGAAAAAATTCATAAATTAAAAGAACTAATATATGACAGTGCAGAATATCAACAAGATGAATCAAATAATATAAATGCAAATGTTATTTCTAAGGAATTAATTCATCAAACAATTCATGAATTTTTTGAAAATAAACATTTAATAACAAATACTACATCATTAGATACTGATAAATTAATAGTAGATGTAAGTTCATCATTAAAACAACATTTAGAATTACAAATAGCAGAAATAAATAATAATTTTATAAAACAATCTTTATTAATTGATGGATTAACTTTACAATGTAGTCATTTAGGTGATAAATTAAATGAACTTACAATTAAATTATCTGATAATTTAGAAAAAACGGAAAAGAAAAAGAAAAAATCAAATTTTTTAATTGGCGGTAAAGATTTATAAAGTCACTCTTTATTGAATATAGACTGCCATAACTATTTAATATTAATTAAAAGAAACGGATAATAAATTAATTTATTATTGTTTATTTAACAATAATAAAATCTAATACGTAGTTATAGGTAGTTATAAGAAAAAAGCAGTAATGATTGATTCTAAAGTAACTAAAGTACTTGTCACTGGATGTGCAGGACTCATTGGATCTAATTTTTGTGATTATTTAATAAAGACATTCCCTGAAATAAATGTAGTAGGTGTTGATAATTTATCAGGGGGTTTTATTGAACATGTAAATGAGAAAATTCATTTTATAAATGCAGATTTAACAAATAAACATGATCAAGAAATTATTAAAAAAGAGTTTCCAGTTGATTATGTTTTTCATTTTGCAGCATGGGCTGCATGTGGAATGTCCGGATTTGTAAGACAATTTAATTATACTCAAAATATGATTTCTACAGCATTTTTAATATCAACTTCTATAGAATTTGAAGTTAAACGATTTATATTTACCAGTTCAATGTGTGTATATGGAAGTGAAAATGAATCTCCTTATAATGAAGATATGGTACCTGTACCAGAAGATCCATATTCTATTAGTAAATATGCATGTGAAATGGATTTAAAAGTTGCTTATAAACAACATGGATTAGAATATACAATTATTCGACCACATAATGTATTTGGACCAAAAGTGAATTATGCAGACCCATATAGAAATGTTTTGGCAATTTGGATGAATAATACATTAAAAAATAAAGATATCTCTATTTATGGCGATGGTGAACAAAAACGTGCTTTTACATATATTGATAATATTCTTCCATGTTTATGGAAGGCTGCTATTAATCCTAAAGCAAAAAATGAAATAGTAAATGTTGGTGGTATTATTGAAAATAGTATTAATGAATGCGCAAAAATGGTAAGTGAAATCACAGGAAACAAAAATATAAAATATTATGAAAAACGTTATGAAATTAAAGACGCATGGTGTACATATAATAAATCAATAGAATTACTTGATTATAAAGAAAATATATCTGTTTATGATGGTTTAATTTTAATGTGGGAATGGTTGAAAACACAACCAGAACGTCCTAGTAGATATTTTGATAAATATGAATTAGATAAAAATATGTATTCCTATTGGAAATTAAAAACTAAAAATTGAATTTAGTTAAGAATAATGTGTCTAACACAACCATATGATGTCTTTTAAAAATAACAAAAGAAACGTCTACTATACTATGTTACATAAATACGGTATTACAAAAAATGAGAAAGATAGTTTTTCACTTGTTACTATTCCTGAAGATGCACAAGGACAAGTAACCCAAGAACAATATACAAGTTTTTTAACTTGTAATAAAAATACTACAGATCCAGACCCCGTTCAGGCCTGTACCAGACAGGATCATCAATTATTAAATAATTCAGAACAAACTCCAAATAATTCTTTTGTTATGACAATTGTTGAAAAAACAGAAACGTTACCTGAATCTGAATCCAATACATATATGAATTATTGCGTCATATTGTAATAATCCTTTTATATTATTTTATAAGTTAAATAAAAATTATGGTTGTATTTAAATGTATTGAATGTCTGAATTATATTAAATTAACTTCTCAAGTTTTAAAAAATGATCGCAGTTTATTCTGTCGTGTACAGATCTGAATGGAGCCGTGATCCCGAGTCCGTTCGGGCCTGGAAAGCCAGGATCAGGTCCTGAATTAATAGAAATTAATTTAATATGTATTTGTAATACTATCATTTTAATGTTAAATTATGGAACAACACAAGATGCTGATGTTGACAAAATATGTATTTTATGTAATCATTATATATCACCTGAATATATTTATAGATATATCTATTGTTTAAAATGTATCAAACAATGTAGTAACTTATTTTGTAGAAACCAAACAAAAGAAGATTCTGTATCTTGTACAAATACTTCATGTAATAATTATTTCCCTAAAAATAAAGATAATTATTGTTATCAATGTAAACGTATTGAAAAAATAAAACTTATACAAAATTCACATAATACTATATCTAATACATTACCTATTGAAATAATACACATGATTTTTGATTTTTTATAAAAATTGAATTTTTGTTGTAAAATCATGTTTTTATCCTTAGCAGTATTAGTAGTAATATGATTGGTATGAGTAGTATATTAAAAACTAGAAATACATATGAGACTAATATGCTTGAAATTGTTGATACAATGATGTGCCAATATTGTAAATTGGTTATTTATACAGAGTATGTGGATAAGTATGATGATTATCATACAATAATACATGAATCTATGCATATATTAGATGATGGTGAAATACGATGTCAATATTGTATAAAAAATTGTAAATTATCCTCGTGTAAAGATATTATTGGTTATGAAAAAAATGATTATTGTCAAAAATGTTTTATTGAATTAACTATAAAAAATACATATAATAATATTACAAAAACATTACCAGTTGAACTTGTTACTATGATTCTTAATTTTTGTTATTAATATATAATCACTTTAATAATAAATATTATAAAAATTTTTTAACCTGATTAACAGAATTTATTTCTGATTAATCAGGTTAAATTTACGTTATAATATCCTATATAAAAATTGAATTTTATTTACAAATTACATTTTTTAACCTTTCTTGTCAATCTTTTTATCCTGTCTAAACATCTTAAATAAAAATTGAATTTTATTTACAAATTACATTTTTTAACCTTTCTTATCAATCTTTTTATCCTCTCTAAACATCTTAAATAAAAATTGAATTTTATTTACA